CATCATTATAAAAGGTAAGGCAAAGGCTATGCTTGCTTATAATGAAGTAGAAAAGGGGGAAGAGGTAACTGTTCGAAAGTCCTTCTGTACTTTTACGATACTATCTTAGGGCTGAAACCATGAACACACAAAACATCCGGGACTTTGTAATCGTCCCAAAAACGCCCGAAGAGGCGAAAATGGTGGCTGGGAAATTAGTGGGGATGGATGAGAATGTTTATTCCCCCTTTTCAGTAGGCCGAGACTTTGAAAAATACCCCAATATAGCCTTTGATATAGAGGCTCAAGATTGGTGTATGTACACCTCTGATGCGGGCGAAATCAACGACCGCCCCCGCATCTCCGCAGCCGATTTTTTGGCGGGGGATAAAAAGATGTCGGAGGTGGAGCAAATCCGACAAGCATTTGCGGACTACATTATCTCTGAAGGTTGTTCTTGCTGTCGAGATACCAAGGTACACGAAAAAGCCGAAAAAAGACTTGCTAAGTTGCTGAAGCCAGATGCTTATGAAGATGGTAGTGGATGGGACTGGAGCAAATATTCTACAAAAACCAATCCAGAGCCATGAAATACACAAAACAAGACCTTGAAGCAGCCTTAGAGGTTGAAAAAGAAATCCTTAAAAAAGGCACACCAGCCGAGCTGAAGTCGATTTTTGCTGCCGGGAAAATCATTGGGCTTCAAAGTGGGCAAGAACCACCCCTGCCTACTGAAGAAGGAAAAGCATGGAACACAGCTTCTGTGTTGGCCAAGCTAATCGAAGCGGCAGACATATTACTCCATGAAAAAAATTATGATGGGCATGGGTGGGAGCAAATTGAAATATGCCACAAAAGAGGATTAGAAATTTTGAGTCTATTAAAACTCAATCCAGAGCCATGAAATTTAAATCTGCTCAAAAGCTGCACGATGTAGCCATTTCTTGTTCATACAAAGCACTTGTGTATGAGGGGAAAAATGATTTGGAAAAAGCAAAGGTTGCCCGAAAAATTGCCTTTCAATCCGAAAAGGAAGCCGCTACAATCTGCCACAACGCAACGCCACACCCTGAGCCAACACGGACCATTTTATTTAGGTCAGCGGGCTGGATAGCCTTTAAGGCCGGAATGATTGAAGATGCAAATGAAATGCTGAAGATGGCCAAAGAAGGGGATTGGGAGCATGATGCGGAGAATATCAATGAATTGGAGCAGAAGATTGAAAAGCAACAAAACAAAAAGCTTTAATTTTACCCCATGAAAAACACACTTTTCATTTTAGCAGTTTTCCTGATGGGATTAGGAAGCTGCACCCACAACCTAACAGGCCCACAAACCGACGAATTGGTTGTGACCTCCGACGAAGTTCCTGCGCCAGCAGAGCCGTCAATGCTCAGGGCTGCAAGTGAACCGGATTTCTGGGAACCAACTTACCGAAGCTATCGCATTGTTCCGTTTTACATCGAAGTGGATTCAATTTACAACGCACATTGGAAGCCTTTTACCGAAGACACGGTCAGAGCCAGATTCGCCCGGATTGCATGGAACATGGAACGCCAGACGGGACTAAGGTTCACAATCAGCCAAATCAAGATCCTAACCCGCCACGACATTGTAAGCCGTCAGACAAACGGAAATAATATGCTGTTTCAGTTTTCATCAACGGTTCCAAGGGTAGGAAATAATTTTATGCTTCGCATCTCAGGACGTTCTGGATTAGGTGGTTCGGCCTTCATATCCAGAGGAAGCCTGACAACTGCACCATACGCCATTTCTGGCTTCGGCAAAGCGATTGCAGGAGGATTTGATAAGCCGGGGAATGACGAGTACGCCATTGGTCACGAAATCCTGCATAACTTGGGAATCTCACATTCCCATAACTGTTGCGAGTGGTACACCAAGGACGGCAGGCCACTTGGAAGACTGGATTCCGCAGCAGCTGGGGAAGTAACTTGTTCCCCCGTTCCGATCAGGTGCAACCGGACCACCATACGCCAATCGGGAGGCTGGAATAGTTATGCTCATATTTGGGGACAGGCAACCTACACCCTGCATCCATCGGTATTGGCTAAGCTACATCGGGCTGTTTTTTATTCAAGCCTTCAGACTTACACCCCGACACAACCACCATTACCACCCGTTACTACTTGCAGCACCTTGGTAGCTCACACAAGCGTTACAGGAAGCCATCCGGGCTTTGATAAGGCATTGGATGGTATTGACAACACCAACGCTTCCAGATGGGTTGTAAATGCCCCACAAACAAGCCTGACCTTGACCTATAACAATGCCAGCGTGGATTGTATCCGGATATGGACGGGGTACTTGTCTGGCTCAAAATGGGGCAGCCCGATCAGACAGGCAATCGTTTCTGTCAACGGCACGCAGCTTGGTGTTGCGGTCCCTGGTGCTTTGGAGATGAACATTCCGGTTAATCGGGCTGGGGTGAATACCATTAAGATTGATTTCTTTGCCTTGGATTCTCACGTCCGGGTAAGGGAGGTTCGGGTTTTGGATTAGTTGAAATACAATGCTTGAAATCCTCATAACCGGCTTCCTTCTGTTTGTGGCTTATGTCATCTATCACCACAACCGCTACACCTACGGCCACTGCAACGGCATACCGGCCCGGAAGCATTGGGCATCTGGAGTGGTGGAGATGAAGTTGGACCAGGAATGGGTTGTGATGTCCCGGAAATATTGGAAGGAGTTTCAAGAATACAAAAAATGATCCAAATTGACTTTTTCGAAACCCTGCGCCTTTTGGATTCCTGCTTCGGCGGGTCAACGGGTGTTTGCATCGGATTTGTCCGAAAAGTGATTGACCGATACGATTCGTTTCTGGATGAGGAGAAGACGATGATCTACAAAAGGCTATTCAAGGCCGGAACTGCACGAACAGAAATGGACTATAAGCTTTTGGCCCGGTTCTATCCGGATAATCAGTACACGATTGAGACAAAAAACGAAGGGGAGCTTCGGGCATACAAGTTTAATGACAAGTATTTTGTAAATGCGGGGTGGAGTATTGTGGAAGATGAAATTGTAAAAGTTGAGAAGAAATGAAACCACAAATAATCTGGAGATTCCACTACGTGTCGAAAGGACAGATGACACCGGACAAAAGTGGCAGATGGGCCGTTTATGGACATTTGATTGTGGACATTGAAAAGGGATTGGCTGAAAATAAGCAATGGCTAAAAAATGTTTATGGCAAAGTCCATCATGTCAAAATCTGCAAGATTGAACAAAACTTCAAACGCCCTATTGATGACATTGGCAGATTTTCATGCACGGTGCCATCTTTCCCAAAGGCTGATTCTGGATTCTCAGATGTGGAGCATTTATATGGATCAACCTTGGAAGAAGTTCAGGCAAAGGCCGAAGAAGTATTTACCTTGCTTTGGCGGATGATGGGAAATTGTAAGATGGTGGAAGAAGACCTTGAAAAGTGAGAATTTGGTTAAATGACTGGAAAGGCCGCTTGAATTTTGAGCGGTTTTTTTTATTTTTGCAGCGAAGACGCTTGTACCAAAGTAGTCACTTGTCTGCACGAGGGTTCGAATCCCTCCGGCTCCACTAACACACTTCGCCGTGTGGCCGTTTTGAACTCCGATAGGAACGGCAAAACCTTGAACAGCCCCATGAGTAGCTCTCATGGGCCGACCCGTAGAAATACGGGTTTCTCAACAGGGGCCGACCGGCTTTGACAGCGAGAAAGAGACCGAGGGAGACTTCACAAGCCATAACCGGCACACAAATCAATGTAGACTTCGCCGCTGGCAGGAAGCTGGCCGCATAGTCGGAAGCCTCTGGTAATTTATCAGGGGCTTTTTTTATTACCCTTCCTTCCCATTAACAAGGATTCGGAAAATCTTTTTGGTCAAATCCTGCCAGGTTGTAAGAAGTCCACCAACAACTAAGACCATTACTTCATTGGATATATGCAGGTCTAATTGCTTATTGACAAACCCAAGGGCAGGGATTACGCCCCAAAGGGTAAGCGTAGAAGCGATGTAGGCAAGTACCTGCATTCGTTTCTGAAAACTTCCCCTTTGATCTGTCATTTCCCAATCAAAGCCCTTCCAAAGGATCCCCAAAATGCACCCCGACGTTTTGACTTTTCAATTTTAGACAAGGACTTTTCAAGTATACTATCATGAAAGGCAATGTAATACCCCATGGCTGAATCCATTTCGTGACGTTCCTGGCGTTCGATTGCAAGCTGAGTCTTGAAAATGCTGTCCTGTTTTTGAAGTTCTGCAATCTTTAAATTTACTCGTTCAACATCGGACTCCTTAGCGCAACCTGCCAGGGCAAAAAGCAAAAGGCAAAACAGTTTTTTCATCGGTTACGTTTTTTGAATTCATCCTTACCTTCTTGTTCCTCATTCTTTTTCCAGTCCCGGACTCTTTTGGCAAGTGCCATAAAGACCATAATGAAGTTCATTACCAGGATCAGTCCTGAAAGCAATTTGGCCACAAAGGACCATATAAGGTTGATTTCGGCAATGTATTCAGATAGCTTGTGCAGCCCGTAACTGAATGATATTGCCAGACCGCTAAAGCCGAGCATAATGGATTCCCGTTTTACAGGACAAAAGAAATGGTTGTAGTAGTAGCCAGGGGCATTAGAAATGTGGTGCAATGCAACCTGAATAAATTCTTTAATCGTTACCATATTACACAGCGTTGTTCATTAAACTGTGGATCACAATCAACATGGATGAAGGTTGAATAAACACCAATCCTGTCAAAACCTACTTTTAAAAGACTATCCAGAACCTTAAACTTAATGGAGGGCGTTTTTGTTGCTATATCAGCCGCATATCCCCGCAAATGGGACGAATTAGGTTTCCCTTTTACTTTGGCATTATGGGCAGAAGTACGAAAGCCTGAGTTGATATTAAACGGCACTCCTGCAATTTCACGGGCCTCATCAAGTCTTTTCAGAAAGTCCGGATTCATGTTTTTTCCTGATCCTGGTAAATCAGGGCTGTCAAATTCTGACAGTTTGAAATGCTTTAATTCCATGCCCCAAAGAAAGCCAAAAAAAATATTTCAAAAATTTTTGCCTTTTTTCTTAAAAAAGTTTGCAGAAATAAAAAGTGGTGTTACCTTTGTTGCATCAAACAAAACAAAAAACAAAATGACAATCGCATCTCAAATTCTTCAGCAACTAGGTGGTAACAAATTCATCGTAATGACCGGAGCTACTTGTTATTCAGACGGAAACACTTTAGTAGCAAAATTCAAAGGTTCTAAAATTGCAAATATCATGTATGTAACTCTTAACTCAATGGATACTTACGATGTGAAGTTCTGCAAATTCAGAGGACTTGATGTAAAAACAATCAAAGAAGTGGAAGGAGCCTATTCTGATATGTTGAAATCAATATTTGAAAAAACAACAGGACTTTATACAAGTCTATAATAAAACCGGGGCTTCGGCCCCTTAACTTTATGCCTAAAGGAATCCCAACAAACGGGAAGCGCAAGCCAGGGGCCGGAAGAAAAACCGGTCCCAAAACCGAAACCGTTGCTTTTCGAATCCCAATCGGACACAAGAACCGGGTTACAATTATGATTCGGAATTATTTGAAAGAATTGAAAGCCTCCGAATAAGGGGCTTTTTTTTTTGCAAGCAATTTTCTTCCTACCTTTGAATTTGAAAAAACGAATATGAAATCTATTCAGGCACTTAACCCAGAGAACTATGCCAGCAGGACGGCCCACAAAGTATGAAGAAAGTCATTGCCAACTGCTTATCGAACACATGGCGCAAGGATTCTCGTTTGAATCTTTTGCCGGATTAGTTGGCGTTTCGAAGCAGACCATTTACGATTGGCAGGAAGCAAACCCTCAATTTCTTGACTCCAAAAAAATAGGCATTGAAAGAGCAAGGCTTTTTTGGGAAAGATTGGGGATTGAAAATATCATCAACAAGGAAACAATGGTCCGGGACGAAGACGGCAATATTCAGCAGACCAAAACCTCTTTAAATTCAACGGTTTGGATTTTCAACATGAAAAACCGCTTTAAAGACGAATGGAAGGATCGCCACGAAATCGAAACCACGCCCCAACAACTTACCGTCACCATTTCCGGAATTGAACCTCCACCAGGGGAATAATACATTTGTGCTAACTTTTATCCGGGCCAAATTAGCATAACAGATAAAAAGTGAATGAACTTCAACTTTCAACGGAACTTTTGGCTGAAGTGGTATTGGCCTTTCATCGAACCACTTTACACAGTTGAGGGGCATTTTGGAACCAGGGCATCAGCAAAATCTCACAACATTGCCCGAAAGCTAATTTACCATAGCTTTAAGCCGTATCAATTCAATGTAATTCACTCCCGAAAGGTTTATGGCGACATTGAAGGAAGCACATTTAAGCTCCTGACCGATCTGATTTACAAGTATTTCCCGAATGACTTCATAATCAAGAAAGACCACTTCTTTATCCAAAACAAGCACACAAAAAACTGGTTCCGGGGTCTTGGTATGGATAAGCCCGAAAAGGCAAAGGCAGTTGAAGGTGCGAATATTGCATGGATGGAAGAAGCCAATCAGTTTGAGGAAGCTGATTATGATTTCATTTCAACAACTATCCGGGGCGAAATTGGAACGCCGGTTTCAATGATTTTATCATGGAACCCGGAAAGCCAGAACCACTGGCTGTTTTCGGAATATCAAAGGAAGAAAGACCTTGCAAACCATGTTTTTTACAAGTCCACCTTTTATCAGAACTATGCCATTGATCGGGAGGAGTTCCATAATAGGCTCCTAAGAATCAAATCAAAGGGCAAAGAAGGAGAACGCAGATACAAGGTTTGGGCTGAGGGGGAATGGGGAATTGAGGATATGGATTATAGGTTTGCGTATGGTTTCAATCCTGAGATTCACGTAAAACAGGCAAAGATTAAAGCGGTCAAAGAACTACCTCTTTACCTGTCCTTTGACTTTAACGTAACCAATACCTGCGGGGTACAGCAGTTTTTGAAAAATGGACCGGGGGCCAAATATTACGCCACAATAAACCGGATCAGGACTTATCGAATTGGTGACCTGGGTGCGTTATGCGATACGATCTTGGAAGACTTCAAAGGCTTTGAGTTCATAATCAATGGGGATGCTTCAGGAGGGAACCGGAGCGCATTTAGCCAGGACAACATAACTGCATACCAATTCATCAAGAAACGACTTCGGGTCAATGACTTTGCCATTCAGGTTCCTCCGGCCAACCCTTCGCATATTGCATCAAGGGCTGTTACAAATCTGGTGCTTCAAAATTGTTTGGTCCAAATTGCCGAAGAAAACGACTTGCTTATTGAAGATTCAAAGCTGGCAGTTGTGGATCGAAATGGCAGTCTGGATCCTTGGAAGAACAAAAACCCGAACCTTGGGCACAGCTTTGACGAATGGCGTTATTTCCTTTGGGCCAACTTCAACGAAATTTCTTCCATGATTGATTTGTAATATTGTTGCAAAAGATTATACATTTGCAAAAATCAGAACCATGAGCTGTTTACCAAACTACTTT